CGAAGCCTGTCATCGCCTTGTCGACCTCGAACCACTGGTTCTTGGAGGCCCATGCCTGCGCCCGCGGATCGGGTTTTGGCACTTGCGGCGAGCGCTGCGGCTCGGTTTGCCGCGTTTGTACACCCGAATCTTGCGGTTGTCCAGCATTATTTTGCTGCCACCCCACATATCGCTGCTCTTCCATGACGGCGCGCGTCATGTCTTGCGTCGCATCGGCGATCGCATCAGCATCGAATGCCTCGGTAGCAGCCTTCAATTTGGCACGCGCAGCTTCGATGCCAACTTTGGCCTTGTCCTGCATGCCCGCAACAAACACTTTCTCGCCGGCCGAGTAGCGCTGCTGCAGCGATTCAGCCTGTGTCTTCATGCTCTGCGCATACTGCAGCGCTGCTTCGCGTTCACGTTCCGCCTGTTCGGCAGTACGGCGCTGGTCGTGCAAAGCGTGCTTGAGTTGCTTGATGCGTTTCTGCACCCCTTCGGAGTACTGCGCCAGCTCTTCATCGCTGGGATCCGCCGCCGCCAACTTCTCCTTGCTCAACGGCGCGCGGCCCCGGTCTTGCTCGGGGGTGTCATCGATGATCTCGAGTTCGACCTCGTTATCTGGCGTTACAATTTTGATGTCGTCTGGGTCCATACACTACTCCTGTGCGCTCTGTGAGCGATTAGCGAATAACTCGTGTGATGCCGCGCGGGTCTTCCACTATGGCTTCCACGGTATCGTCATTGATAAGCCGATGCTCAGCACCATAAATTGAGACACGCGTGCCTGAGTAAGATCTCATGACTATAAAGTCCCCCACTTTACACCATGGGCCATTAGGGAACTTGGCTTTATCCGCGTAGCAATCCGGGCCCATTGCAAGCACGAATCCTACGGTCGTCATCACTTCTTCTTGCGCGCGTGTGACGTCGGCTTTCACAAGCCCATTATCAAACGCCTCTGCAGAACGCGGGATGGCAACGAGAATCTTGTACCCCGCTGGCTTCGGCAGCATCTTCGCCTTCTGCCCGTCTTCCGCAAGCCGCGCCCGTGCTTCAGCGCCGGCCGCGCCTTCTTGCTTGATCGCTTCCGCGGCAACGACGTTGCCTTTCACCCCTGGGGGAAGGATGAGTTCTTTAATCATGATCATTTCCTTTCTCAAGTCTTTCTGCAGCGTCAAGAAGTAATCTCTCCGCGATGGCAAGGCCGGTAATTTCGCCAACCATGTTTTGATAATGGTCGAACGATCTTGCGGCCCCGGTAGCGAGCGCATCCGCTCGTTCATTCATCTGCGCGCGAAGTTCCTTGCGGATCTCCGCAGCGAATTGGACAACGATCATTCAGTTCCTTTCGTGGGTTCAGGCTGTTGACTCTGTGCCTGTCGATCAAGCGTCTTGTGGTGGGCGTCGGCGCCCATCTGCGCTCCTGTGAGGACTGCCTTGTGGTGCAAGTCCTGCTTCTTGTGCTCGCTATGCACGGCGAGCTGCGCGCCGGTCAACACCGCCTTGTTGTGGTTGGCGTCGTCGGCCATCTGCCCCTTGGCTGCGATCTCGAGCCGGCGCAGCATCACGTCGTCCGTGTGCTTCTGCCGGGCGAGCGCGTTGTCGTCCACCTGCTTCTGCTCCTTGAGCCTCAAGTCCTGCTGCTTGAGCTGCAGCTCCTGCTTCTGCATCTGCAGCACCGGGTCTTGAGCCGCCTGCTGGGCCTGCTGCTGCGCCGTCTCTGACTGGCTCTGCTGCAGCACCTTGGATGCCGCTTGTGCAAGCACACTGGCCAGCTGGTACTCCATCTCCTGCGGGATGGTGTCGTCCTCGGGATCTGGCAGCGCCGTGCCCATCGCCTGCTCCATGCGCTGCCGGTAGGCGTGCGCCACATGCTCAGCGAGGTGAGCTTGTCCTGCAGCCATCAGCATCTGCGCTTGCGGGTTCTGCCCCAGCAGCTGCATGATCTTGGGGTCTTGCATAGCTGCCGTGTGCACGGCGATGTGTGCCTCATGATCCTGATAGGCATAGACCTTGACCGGCTTGCCCATCAGCACCGCCATGTTCTCCGTCACCGGATCCTTGGGCTTGCCGTCCTTGAGCGCTGGGATGAGTCGCTCGGGGTCGCGCACCCCGATGACGCGCAGCATGTCGCCGTGCAGCTCAGGCAAGTCGTAGATCTGTGGCGCCGTCGATGCCAGCTGCAGCACCGCCTGCTGCGTGACCACCCGCTGCGCCAGCGTGGACGCGTTGGGGTCGGACACCGGGATGATCTCCACGATGTCGTAGTCGGCCTTCTTGACCTTGCGCGACGGGTCGACGTCGTAGGCATACTCAACTGGCGCCGTGTCCTTCACCAGCGCCTTGAGCAGCTTGAGCTCCGCGCTGAGCGTCGCATGCACCCGCGCCTGCACCGCGGACATCACCTTGAGCGTGCGCTCGAGCACCGCGAGCGTCGTGCCCACCGGCGTGTTGCCCGTCATGTCTGCCAGCTTGGTGTCCGCGGTGGACGCCGTGCGCCGGCCCGCCTCCGTCACTCGGTCCAGCAGCTGCAGGAGCACCATCGACGGCTCCTTGTACGGCATCGGGAACAGCCCGTCCTTGAGCTGCCCGCCGATCACCTCGGCGTCGCGCCACTCGCCCGGAGCGATGGGGGTGTCGTCGCCCTTGATACGCAGCCCCTTGGCCTTGAGCCCGCCCGGCAGGTTGCTCAGCGTGCCGGCGTCGATGAGCTGGCGTGTCAGGGAGGTGGCTGCCTTGGCGTGGCCGCCCACCAAGTGGATCAGCCCGAAGCCGTAGAACCCGAAGCCCGGCACGTAGGAGTAGTGGACGAAGTGCTGCTTCTTGATGCGCTTCTCGTCGCCCTTGTCCCAGTTCCGGTAGACCGACATGATCTGGTCGGTCTCGCGGTTGAGCGTCACCACGTAGGGCTGCGCCAGCAGGTGCTCACCGACCTCAACGCCGAGCCCGTGCTCAGCAATGTCGACGTGCATCTCAATGAACTCGTAGCGTCCATCGTCGATGTTCGACAGCCCGATCTGCTTGTTCTTGGCGTCCTGAATCTCGTCCTTGCGCCGGCCCGGCGTGCCGATGTCAATGTCGCGGTAGAACCCCGCGGCGATGGATGCCTCGATCTCCGCCTTGGTGTAGCGCATGCGGCAGGAGTAGCGCTCTGCCGTCGTCAAGTCTGATGCCCCGTAGGAAATCACGAAGTCTTCAGCGGGCACAAATCTGCTGACCTGCCGACCCAGCGAGCTGTCGAAGTAGACCTTCTTGAACGCCGACCCAGCGACCGGCAGGTTGAACAGCATGCGCTCATGCTCGGTGCGGTACTCCGGCATCTGCTCGGTAAGCCGCCAGTTCATGTCGTTCTGCACACGCAGCGCGGCCTTGTCGCGATCGGCGCTGGGCTTGCCGAGCACCTTGGTGCGCACCGGCCCGATGGCAGGAAATGTCTCGGTGATGGTCTCCGATTGGAAGCGCACTACGGCTTCGGACAGCATGGGGTCGACCACCCCACAGGCCCCCTCCCATGGCTCAACGCGCTCCTCGGTCTTGAAGCCCAGCAGCTCCATGCCCTTCTGGTACGTGCGCTCCCACTCCTTGCGCGATCGCAGGTCGGAGTCGTAGAAGTCACGCAGCTCCACCTGCAGCGACGCCAGATCGCCGCTCTCCATCGTCTCGGCGAGATTCAGCGTGTGGCCGTTGATCTTCGTCTCGATGGCGTTGGCCAGCGCCTCTGGGTCGAGCTGCAAATCCTCGCCCGGCGCGTCGTCCACTATCTCAACCTCGATGTCCGGATCCAACTGGTTCTGCATGTCGGCCAAACCCGTCGGCGCTTGATAGATTCCCTTATCGAAGTTCGCAGCCATGAGAATCTCCTAGAGCACTACTGAAAACAGAATAACGCACGCAATGACTATCACTATCATAAGTGTCCCTATAGGGCCTGTTAGCAAGCGCCGCCATGCAACATCAGTAGTACGCCGCTCGTCGTCCATAGAACTGCGATTTGTCATCAAGCGCTCCGTCGGTCTGCAGCGTGAGGAACATGCCTTGCCTGAAGCGCATCAGCGCCATACTGGTGGTATCCACGTCGTCATCGTTCTGTCCATTGGGGAATTGTGCAACCTGCTCGATCAACTCTCGACTCCACCACGTGTCAGGAACCCAGACTTTGCCGCTTCGAACAATGTCAGCCACTGCGTTGAGCCGCGCTACCTTATCCCCCGAACCGCGGTGCGGAGTGTACTCTTGCACGCTCAGCCCAAGGAAGCGCAGCTCCTGATACAACGCACTGCCGCTGTTCTTCTTCTCAACCACGAACGCATCCGGGCTCCAGCGCTTATACTGCTCTATCGCTTTGGCCTTCAGCTCGGGGAACTGCATGCGCGCGTTGATGCGGTCGAGCAGGATGATCTGATTCTCCTCGCGCTCCTGCTCGTTGACGAACACCCCCCATGTCGTGATGGACGTGAAGTCGGCGCGGTTGTTGGTCTCGGCCGCGGAGTCGAGGCACTGGATGATGTAGGTGCACTTGGGCGGCTCGCTGCGCTCCCAGACGCGCCACTCCGATCGTCCGATGATGGCCGCCTCGTCCGATGACGGGTTCTGCATGTACTGAGCGGTCCAGTACTTGGCGTCGAGCGACGCCTTGGTCTTGAGCAGCGCTTCTATCGACCACTTTTCTGGCCATAGCGCTTTGCCGCTGGGAAGAATTGCTGGAAACTCAACCACTTCCCATTGATCTGCATCAGGGTTCTTCGCTGCGTAGTCAAGCAGCCTCGCCGTCAGGTCATACGTTGCCCACCGTGTTTGGATCACGATTATGCTGCCGCCCCACTGCAGACGTTGGCGCGGCCCTGTCTGATACCAGTTGAACGCCATGTCGAACGCAGTGCGTGTCCCTGTCTTGATGTCTTGCTCTGAGTGGGCGTCGTCGATGATCAGGCAGTCTGCGCCGCGGCCGGCTAACGCGCCGCCAACTCCGACAGCATAGTAGCGGCCGCCCTGCTTGGTGCCCCACACCCCCGCGCTCTTGCTGTCCGTCTGCAGCAACGTCTCGGGGAACACCTCCTGATACTCCGGGTCCGCGATGAGGTTGCGCACGCGCCGGCCGAAGTCCTCGCTCAAGCTCTGCGTGTGCGTCGCCATGATGATCTTGGCGTCGGGCTTGTGCCCGAAGAACCACGCAGGAAAAAGATAGGATGCCGTTTCGGACTTCGAATGTCGCGGCGGCATGTTGATGATGATGCGTGTCTTGCGCCCTTCAACAACATCCTTGAACAGCTTGGCCATCACCCTGTGGTGAGAGCCGATTGAAAAATTAGGATAGACATGTTCCGCGAATTTAAGCAGATCGTCCCGCGCACCGTCGAGCTCAGCCTGTTTCTCAGCTGACTCGAGCTGCTCGAGCAGCGCCTGCTGCTCTGCCAGCGTCATCTTGGGCAGCGCAGCGCTGAGCGCGGAGATCTCAGCGGTGGAGAGATTCACTGCCAGAGCCCAACCCACCCCGCGACGCACAGCGCGCACAGGCCGAGGGCGTCGGCGAGCAGCGCCTCCAGCGCCTCGTAGAGCTTGCTCATGCCGTGGTCTCCTGCGCCGGCGGTGCAGCCAGCGCGGCGACCCTCGCTTCGGCGTCTTCGACGCCCTCACTCGTTGTCGCGATCTTCGCGAATTTCATGAGTTTCTCCCTGATGAGCGCCTCGATCTCGCTCGAGTCCTGCACCGTCTTCTTGACCTCCACCCGCTCCGTGAACAGCGCCACCTCCGTGACATTGCCCAGCATCTGCAGCGCGCGCAGGCGGATGCTTGCGTTGGGGCTGTCCGTCTCCGCCACGATCTTGCTGACGGCCATGCTGCGCAGCTCGGCCGCCTGAGCGACGAAGTTCCACTGGTACTGCGTCAGCATCGCGACACTCTGCTTGACCGCGGACGGCAGGTTGATGGCGCCCACCGCCTTGAGCCGGGCCTCCTCGTCCAGACCGATGAGCGCTGTGAAGGCGCCAGCGGCCTGCTCCTGCGCGATCGTCGCCTCTATCTCGTCGTCGTCAATGGCGCCCAGACGTTCAAACACATCCGCGGTGCCCAGTTTGGCGTCGAACAGCGCGCCCGAGTTCAAGCGCTCGACTGGGGTGAAGTCGGGTTCGGGGTTTGCAGAGACGTCGGGGGTGTAGAGGAGGTGCTCGAGCATTGGCGTGATGCTCCGGTGAGGATAAGTGGTTGCGCCGCAGTGGGCGCAGTGTATGCTTGCGGCGCCGGTCTGGCAAGCAGTGCCTGGGTCGGCGTTTCTCCCTTGATAGGTGGGTTTGGGCCGGTGTCGTGG